CGGGCGGCGTCGAAGGCCGGTTCGGAGAGCAGGGCCACGTGGCGGCCGCGCGCCGCGGTGACCCACATGCCTCCGTCGGTGTCGTCGGAGGCGATCACGTCGGCGGACACCGACAGGCCGTCGCGCAGGTCGCCGGCCTCGGCCAGGATGGCGTCGCCCCGGTCGCCGGCGGGCACCCGCCAGGTGGCCTCCAGGCCGGCCTCGGTGTCGGTCGAGGCCACGTACACGGCGACGGGCTGGGCCGGGTCGTGGTCGAGGACCAGCTTCGACCGCTCGCCCAGCGTCAGCGAGCCGCGGGCGAAGGCGACGGTCTGGCCGGTCGACACCTGGGCGAAGGCGCCCCAGGGGACCACCATGCCGGTGATGGTGCGCCGGGCCCGGTCGGCGGCCAGGCGGGACGACGGGGCGGCGGTGCGAATCTCCATCGGTCAGACTCCTGCGGTGGCGGCCGGCGCCGGGGCCGGCGGGGGCGGGGCGATAGCGGGCGCGGGCGGCGGCGCCGGCGGCACCGGCGGGGCGGGCGTGTCGGGCATCACGAAATCCAGGTCGAGCACCTCGGCCAGGGCGTTGACCAGGGCCGGGGTGGCGTCGCCCTTGATGGCCGCCACCATGATCTGCACCCGTTCCATCAGCGGCATGTGGGTGAAGGCGTCCCGGTCGAATTCCAGGTACTGGCCCCGCGGGGTGACGTCGTTGGCGGACAGGCGGCCTTCGATGGCCTGCAGGTAGGCGTCAAGCACGTCATCGAGGAAGGCGGCCCGGTAGTCGGCCTGGTTGGTGTACACGTAGCTCGAGCTCGAGCCCATGGCCGCCGACACCAAAACGGGGTTGACGCCGGCCATGCGGGCCAGCTGGGTGGCCATGTACTGGCGGGCCTCGACCATCTGCTGGTCGGCGGCCGACCAGCCCAGCGTGCGGGCCTCGAGGTTTTGCGGGGTGTAGGCGGTGGCGCCGAGCTGGCGGGCCGCCTTCCAGTCCGCCACCAGGGCCGCGGCGGCGTCGGGGCTGATCGGCTCGCCGCCGGTCTGGTGCAAGTCGATGTTCGGCAACGGTTCGGCGGCGGCGGTGGCCGACCCGATTTCCAGGTTGGCGGCCGCCAGGATCGTCGCCCCCCCGTAGTTACAGATCCCGTCGTGGGGTCCGTCGACGACGATGACGTCGTCGGGGGGTATCTCCTGGTTCATGTAGAACACCGGCGGGTAGCCGGTGAAGATGCCCCAGGCCAGGGCGTCGGGGTCGTAACGGAGCTGGCCGGGCAACACCCGCCGGAAGGCCACCGGAAAATTGGCGGCGTCGCGGGCCAACACCACCAGGGTGGAGCGGCCCATGAAAAACAGGTCGTCGATGACCCACGACCAGAACAACGACGGGCTGATGGTCGGGGCCGGGTCGGGATTCTGGCACCAGCCGGCGTCCAGCTTGACCGGGTCGCCGTCGGGCTGGGTGCGGTACCGCTCCAGCGGCATGGAGGCCACCCCGCCGGCCAGCTGGGCCCGAATGTAGGCCAAGGTAGGGACGGCCATGGCCTGGGCCCGGGTGGCGCCCAGGTTGAAAAAAGCCCAGGCGTCGGCGGTGCCGTTACCGGCCGCAACGCGCGGCGGTCCGCCCGGCCCGGCCGCCGCCTCGAGTTCGGACAGGCGGGCCTCGAGCCGGCGGGCGCGGGAACCGAACATTTCGGGACGACAGTGATGTAACTCTCAGCGTGGCGCAACTGTCACGAAAGGCGCCGGCGGCGTCGGGCGGGTGCGGGCGGCCCAGCCGGCCAGGGTGGCGGCCACCAGCGGGCTGATGTCGACGTCGGAGTGGCGGCGCGACCAGGCCCAGCCGTCGCCGAGGATGCGGCGGCCGGCGGCGGCCAGGGTGTCGTCGAGCGCCGCCTGGGCCCGGTGGCCGATCGATCGGGCCGCCACCTGGTCGACCAGGTCGGCGCAGGCCCGGCCCATCTGTGCGGCGCCGGTGCGCAGCACGTCGAGGCCGGCCAGCTCGAGACGGTCGGCGATGGTGCCGGCGGCGAGGGAGTCGGCGACGATCAGCCCGGCCGGGTTGGTTTTGTGCCAGGCCCGAATGTCGGCCTCGAGCCAGGCGGCGCCGCGCCGGTAGGCCAGCACCTCCACGATGGTGCGCCCGTCGGCGGCGCGCGACGCTTGGGCCAGCGCCGCGTTGGCCCGGTCGGCGGCCACGTCGAAGGCGAGCGCCACCGGCACGGCCGCCACCTCGAGGTCGGCCAGGCCGGCCCAGGCGTCGAGGTCCAGGGCGGTGCCGAGCTGGCGGGGCCTCGGCCACACGTTGAGGACCGACCGCTCGAAGGCGGCCACGTCGGAGGCCCGCTCCAGGTCGGCGGCCAGGGCCTGCTCGCGGATGGTGTCGCCCAGCGCCGGGTGGGCGGTCCACCACGTGGCCGGCTTGCGCGGGTCATAATCTGGCGCGCTGGCATCGGCGCCCCACTCGAAAAGTGCGATGCCCTGCTTGCCACTCTCCAGCGCAGTTTCGGCCCGCTCCAGCCACCCGTCGAACCACGTGCTGGCGAGCGTGCCGCCGGCGGACACGATCCACGTCTGGGCGCCCGGGCGGGTCAGCTGGGCCGGGAAGACGGCCAGCTCGATGCCCCGCCCGGCGGCGTCGTCATGGGCCCAGGCCTCGTCCACGATGGCCAGGTCCACGTTGGTGCCGTGAAGAGCCGACTCCACCGGGGCGAAACAGGTGGCGCTCGAGGCCCGGTCGACCAGCTCGAAGGATTCGCCCCCAGCCCTAAGGCTCACCTTCAGGTGGCGGGCCAGGCCGGAAGAGCGGAGGATCGGCAGCCACTCCCGGCGGAAGGTGCGGCCGGCGTCGCCGCCGGTCTGGGCGGTGTACCACGACTGGCTGCGGGCCTGGCCGAGCACCCGGCGGCCGAGCTGGGCCAGGGTGATGGCGGTCTTGCCGGCCCGGCGGGGCACGTGGAGCACGACCACGCCGTGGACCATCTCGCCGCTGTCGGGGTCGTACTCGCCGGCCACCTGGTTGACCGCCGACTGCCACGCTTGCATCGGCCGTCCAAACAATGCTTGCCCAACGGCGTCGACCGCGGGGCCCAGGCTGGGGGCGCCGCTAGGCGGGGTGGCCAGGCGGGGCGGGACCCGTAGCCGCTGCCAGTAGCTGGTCGAAAGCATCGGTCGACGGGCCGCCCAGACTGCGCAGGCGGGCCTCCAGCTCGCCGGCCAGGCGCAGGGCCTGGGCCTCGTGAAACTCCTTGCCCTCGCCGCCGCGCAACTCGTCGCAGCGGTCAGAACACGTCCGCAATAGGGCCACCAGCAGGGTGTCGGCCGGTTCGAGGCGGCCGCCGGCCCGCAAAGCCTTGATGGTGTCGTCGCAGGCCCGGCGCACCCGTTTTACCGGCCGGCCGTCGGGCTCGATCAGCCGCAGCTGGTCACCATCGTTCGCCATTTCCCCTAATCGTAGTTACATCGTTTGGTTTGGGGGGTGTTCGGGGGGAAAAGACGACAGCGAAGCAGTACCTGGAGGTTTCCGGCCAAGAAACCCGATCGCGATCCGCGATCGCTCAGCTCGAGCCCCAGGAGAGGCGTCGCCGGCCGCGCCATTGCGCCCCTTCTTTTCGATTGCAACTCGAGTGAGCAGGGTGGAGGGCACCACCACCCCCCCGCACGTGGTCTAAATCCCAGGCCCCCCCGCCTTCGATGCGCTGGCCGCACAGGTGGCACACCACGTCGCCGGCCGCCACCCTCATGGCCCACCCTGCCCGGGCGTGGATATACAGGGGGGTCCTATACCGCCGGGCGGCAGGGGTACTCACGATCCGGCAGGGGTAGTGCTCTCCACCCGGTAGCCGCCCATGCGTCGGTCATGGCTGCCCCGCAGTCCGTTGCGGTAGTCGCGCTGGTATCTGGCGTTGGCCATCACACACAACGCATTCCGGCAGCCGCTGATGTAACAGGCCCGCGACCCGTGGCCCTGCCGTGACCGTGGCGTTTCCTCGAGGTTGAGGCGCAGCTGGTGTGCCACGAACCCACATTCTGACGTAACTGCACCCACGAATGGCGCCAGAGGTACCTGTGTGGCCGCCTGTGCCACGCACCCTGGCGGGATGATTCACCGTCCACGACCGCGCCCGATCGTGACACAGGCGCCAGGCGACCTAGCCGTCGCCGGCCTCGAGCACCGCCATCAGCGCGCCGGTGTCGCCGTCGAAGATGCGCACGACCACCACCGCGTCGACCGGCGCGCTGCCGACCGCGAACGTCGCGTGCCGGTGGGCCACACCGAAGCTGGTTTCCTCGGTGAGCGGGCTGGCGTCGACCAGCCGGCCATCGACGTACATGTGGGCCACCAGGCCGCCCGGGTTGGCGTCGGGCGCGATCCGGTCCGCATAACCGGGGTCATCGGGACTAGCCATCATCCGGGTCCGTATGGAATAGATCGCGAATGCCAAAGCGCTCATCGGCCAGGACTAGAGCCTCCTCGAGCAGCCGCGCCCCTTGATCGGGCTCGAGCAGGACCGCTATCACGGTGGCGGCCTTGTGCTGGCGGGTCATTACGTCCTTGTGTAGCCCGTGGCCCACGTCGGTCACGACGGCTCGCAGGATCACGAATAGTTCCTCGCCAGTGGCCAGCGAGCCGACGCGCTCCCCGATCGATCCACTGACCCTCAGTGTGGAGGCGTCCACGGTCACGCCTTCGAACTTCGGCAAGCGTGTTTTCACTGGCTCATCTCCTTGATAAGTGCCGGATTATCCTGGGCTAGACATGCCCGGGCTCGGCGATGATGGCCTGCAGGTAGTCGATTTCGCCGATGACGTCGATGAGCATGACGTCGATGGCCAGCAGGTGTTCCTCGACGACCAGGTGGCGGGCGGCCATCAGCAGATCGTGCAGCCGCTCGAGCTGCAGCCGGCGCTCCTCCACGGTCATCGGGCCAGCCACCTGAGGGCCCGGCGCCACCAGGCGACGTGGATCGGGCGGTACAGGTAGCGGCCTTTGGTCTCCCATCGGATCATGAGTCTGCCTTTCGGTTGAGGGTGGCGGTGATTTCGGGCCGGTCGGCGGGGCGCCACAGGTGCCATTCGGCGCCGGCGGCGGCGAGGCGGTCCCGCCAGGTCCGCTCGGCCGGGCTGAGCTGGCCGCGCTGGGATTTGAGTTCGGCGAAGATGACCCGCTCGCGGACGATGGTGAGGTCGACCCAGCCGGTGCCGTCGCCTTCGACGGGGGTGCGCCAGCCGGCGATGGTGCGGGCCGGGCGAAAGTGCACGACCCACCAGCCGAGCCGGTGGGCCTCGTCGATGACCCAGGTCTGCCAGGAGGCCTCCGATTCGAGTTCCAACCCGGTTTTCACGACCGTGAGCTGCGCGCGTTTGTAAGAGAGAGAGCTTCTCTTCCTACGTCAGAAGCTCTCTTAAAGCTCAGGGTGCAAATCTTGCACCCTTTGGAGCGTGGAAAGGGTGCAAATCTTGCACCCTTTGTGCACCCTTTGGCGGGGCTGTGGATAAGTCCGCGGCAGCTATAGCTCAAGGCTGAGGGCCTCCGATCGCAGGTCGGGGTCGGCGATGCGAGCCCAGGCCGGCGGGGTTGTGCGGGCGGCCCGCTCGGCCGGGGTGGCGATGATGAAGGTGGCGTTGCGGCCTTTGTGGCCGCCGCCCTGGTAGGTCAGGTAGCCGTGGTCGACCAGCCAGCGCCGGTGATAGAGCACGGCTCGCCGCGACAGGCCGGCCTTGTCCATGACCGCCTCGAGGCTGGCCCAGCACCGGCCGGTGCGATAGCCGAGGGCGACGATGGCGTCAAGGGTGGCGCGGTAGGGATGCGGGCAGGAGCGGACCAGCTCGGCCCGGTCGGCGGGGCTCAAATGCGGGCGCGGCTCGCCGGCCAGGCTGACGACCTTGCGGCCGACCGCCAGGCGCCCGTCGGTCACGCCGTCTCTTCGCCGTCCGCGAGCCAGGCGTCAATGTCGGTCTGGTGGAAGCGGCGTTGGCCGCCGGGGGTGCGGAAGCTGCGCAGCCGCCCCTGGTCGGCCCAATCGCGCACGGTCTGGACCGACACTCCGAAGATGTCGGCAACCTGGGCCGGGGTCAGGCTCCGCCGGCGAGGCGGTCGGGACGCTGGTGAACTGGTCATAGACCAGAAAGCTAGTGACTCACCAGCTTTACATCAAGGATCACCGGCGCTGTCGCATCCCTGCGCAAAACGTTCTACTATCTGGTTATGGCTGCTACTTCCGAAAGATGGGTGCCGCAGAATACGTTCGCGGTGCGACTGCGGGTCATGCGCGTCGAGATGGGCCTGTCGGTCGAGGAACTGGCCCGCCGCTGCGGCGTGGCCGGCGCCACCTGGTCGGCGTGGGAGCGAGGCGCCCAGCCTCGCAACCTGGTCCGGGTGGTCGAGCGGATCGTGGCCGAGACCGGCGTGGACCGGGATTGGCTGATGTTCGGGGGTGATCTGGCCGCTGCGTCTACCAGATGGTATTTCGATTCGGCGGCGGCGTGAGACCGCCGGCCGCGTAACTTCGCAAGGCGAACGGGGCCGGGCGATCGGAGGAGATCGTGCTGGTGGGCGAGGCGGTACAGGCGTACCTGACCGACCGGGAATCGCGCGGCGAGATCGGCCGGCGCTCGGCCCGGCAGCTCGGCTGGCGGCTCGGGACGCTGACCCGGCTCTGCGCCGGTGTCGATATCGCCGGCCTCGACCACGGCCGGCTGCGGGCCTGGCAGGCCAGCGTCGGCGACACCGAGCCGGCCTCGAGGCGGGCCTACCTCTCGACGGTGCGGGTGTTCGCGGCCTGGTGCGTCGATGAAGGTCTACTGGAGGTCGACCCGACCCGCCGGCTCGGCCGGGTCAAAGAGCCCCGCCGCGACCCGCGGGCCCTGTCGGCCGCCCAGCTCGGCCGGCTGCGCCTGGTGCTGCCCGACGAGCGGGCCCGGCTGATCGTGGCGCTCATGGCCCGCCAGGGGCTGCGCTGCGTGGAAGTGGCCCGCCTCGACGCCGGCGACATCGACGCCGGCCGGCGGACCGTGCACGTGCGCGGCAAGGCCGACAACGAGCGGACCATACCGCTGGCCGACGACGTCGCCGACCTGCTCGACGAGTGGCTGGCCGGGCGCGACCGCGGCCGCGTGGTCGGCCTCGAGGCGGCCACCCTGTCGAGCGTCGTCGGCCGGTGGTTCGCCGACGCCGGCCTCAAGGCCCGGGCCTACGACGGGCGCTCCGCCCACGCGTTACGGCACACCGCCGCCTCCGACCTGTACGACCGCTGCCGCGACGTCAAAGCGGTGCAACGTTTCCTCGGCCACGCCAACGTGGCCACCACCGACCGCTATCTGCGGGCCGGCGACGATGACGTCATCCGGGCCGGCCTGAACCGCACCGCCTAGCCCGGCGGTTTGCCGTTGGCGGCGGGCAGGCTGACCACCACGATGGCCAGGCCGCCGAGGAGGCCGATGACGGCCAGCAGCTCCGTATCGAGGCTGCGGTTTCGGATCAGGATCACCAGGGCCAGGGTGAGCACGGCCACGCCCAGCAGGATCAGCACGAAAGCCCGTTTTACCGGGGTCATCAGGTGACCGGGGCGGCCCAGGTGGCGGCCCAGGTGTCGGGCCCGACGATGCCGTCCACGGCCAGGCCTTTCTCGGCCTGGAACTGCTCGCAGATCGACGCCGAGGCCGGCCCGTAGGCGCCGTCGGCGACGATGTCCCAGCCTCTTATGGCCATCTGGGCCTGCCAGACGGCGGCGGCGTCGGAGACGGTCAGGTCGACCAGCGGCGTCCCGGGGTAGGGCGGCGCCCCGCTCGAGGCCGGCGGCGGTGTCGGGGTTGGCGTTGTGCCACCTGGCGCGCCGGCCATAGCCAGCACCTGGGCCATGGGAAAGGCCGGCCCGCAGTCGGTGTGCCCGCCGCCCATGGCGCCCAGGTCGACGTGCTGGCAGACGCCGGCCACGCCGGCCTGGGCCTGGGCCGGCGTCAAGGCCACCAGCGGGATGCGGAAGTGGGCGGCCTCCTCGGCGATCCAGGCGGCCAGGTTGGCCAGCATGGCCGGATGGCGGCCCCATTCGG